TAGATGAAGTTCCACCTTGTGTTGCATCTTGTGTTGCAGAGGTTGGATTTGCACCAGTTCCACCGTTGCCGATTGTAATTGTGTAAGCAGTTCCTGATGTCAAAGATACTGTTGACTCTACAGTTCCACCTCCACCAGTAGGCGAAATTGTTGAACGAAGTCCTCCTGCACCTCCGCCACCTGCTGCTGCTCCACCACCACCTGCAACTACCAAGTAATCAGCAGTTAAAGTAGATGTAGGAGTAAATGTTCCATCTGATGTAAATGTGTGATAAAAATATCCACTTGAGAATTTAATTGTTCCACCTGTTGCTTTAGGAAGAGCAGTAACAAAAGATCCATCAGAAGTAAATGTATGGATTGTATTTCCACCTGATGTGGTTATTGTTCCACCAAATGCTTTTGTTGTAGTGCCTGAGTAACTGGCTATAACAATACCTGATCCGCCAGCGCCACCATTAGAATTCATATCAATACCACCACCAGCACCACCGCCTGTGCCTGTATTTGTTGCTCCAGCAGCACCTACTGTATTTGCACCAATTTCTGCAGTTCCTTTACCACCGGCAGAATAAGTTACAGATGAACCTGAAATAGAGTTTGCTCCACCAGCACCACCGTTTCCTGCTACTGGAGTTGAACCTGTGCCGCCGCCGTCTTGACCAGCGCCACCTTGCCCACCACCACCGCCTGTAGCATTATATCCTGAGTTGGTACGATAACCGCGACCACCATCTTGTCCTTCATTTGGTGTATAACTTCCTTGGTTTCCAGCACCGCCAGCAATGTATTGTCCTGAACCTGCAGAATTTGCACCACCGCCGCCTGAACCACCATTAAATGTTGATGCAGGAGTATTTTCATTAAATCCTGAGCCAAGACCACCACCAGTTGCAGTAGCAGAAATTGCTCCACCTATAACTGATGAATCAATACCTTTTGTTCCTTTTGTTCTTGTTGAACCTGTGCCGCCTGCTCCGCCTGCTCCGACAGTAATTGTGTATGTAGTTGCTAAGGCAAAAGTTGAATTAAGATATCTATATCCTCCACCTCCACCTCCACCACCTGCTCCTCCACCACCGCCACCACCAGCAACTACAAGGTAGTCAACGGATAAACCAGCAGCTCCGAAAGTTATCATACCGCCCAAGCCTCTAGCCGAGCCTCCTGCTAATGTACTGATAAGTGGCATTTTTAGATCTCCTTATTAGGCAAACTTGGTTTGTGTTTCAAGAACTGTAAATGTTGCTGATGCTGTCTTAATAATTGTAAATGAATATGCATCAATAGATGATGCGTTACCAGCCGTAATTGCTGCTGGAACCTTTGGGGTTACAGTAGTTCCATCAATCTGGATTGTGCTTGGATAATAAGCAGTAGTTCCATTGGTATTAAGCCAGACTACAGTCATGGCATCGCCAACAGCCAAAGCTGTATTAAGAGATACGCTAGAGCTGTATCGAATGTTAAGTGTATGGTTTGCTGTTGCGTTAGATGTGTAGTACCAGATAGATGCAGTCTCAACATTTAAGTTGATTGTTCCAGTTGCAGCAGAAGCTACAACATTGACATCTTCTTCTAGTCCTCGAATAACTGTGTCAGTAAGTGTTCCACCTTTTTCACGAGCAAGTGGGTATCCACCTGCTAAGGATCCATCATGTACTACTACTGTGTCCTTATCAGTATCTACTGTCAATTCGCCCAGTAGTCCTGTAAAGGATGCGTGTTGTGCCGTAGTTCCTCTACGGCGTTGGAATGCGAATGGCATTAGATCGTTCCCCAATCTGCTAAGGAAGCCCAAGAAGCGGCTGTTCCGTTTGTTGTTAAGAAATATCCTGAATTCCCTGTTTGAGAAGGAATATAGGAAGCTGCTGTGGTTGCACTATTAGCCGCCGAGGTGGCTGAAGTGGCCGCAGAAGATGCTGATGTAGATGCAGATGTTGCTGATGTTGCAGCAGCACTCTGAGATGTAAGTGCCGATGAGGCACTTGTTGATGCACTTGATGCAGAAGTGGCAGCAGCAGTAGCCGATGTGGCTGCTGATGTTGCCGAAGTTGCTGCACTTGTGGCAGAAGTTGAAGCTGAAGATGCACTTGTAGTTGCAGATGTCTGCGATGTAAGTGCAGAACTTGCAGAAGTCAAAGCACTAGAAGCACTCGTTGCTGCTGCCGTTGCACTTGTAGCAGCAGAAGATGCAGATGTTGCAGCAGAAGTTGCACTTGTAGTTGCCGATGTAGCGGAGGTCAAAGCACTTGATGCTGATGTGCTTGCACTAGATGCTGAGGTAGCAGCCGATGTAGCAGAAGTCGATGCCGATGAAGCTGATGTAGATGCAGCAGAGGCAGAACTTGCTGCTGATGCAGCAACAGTAGCAATATTGATATATGTGGTAGATGTTGTATCTGCTGTTGTTATATCACCCATATCACGAACAAGACCAGCACCAGTAACATCAATCAAAGATGAATAGGTTGATGCCGCTGAACTTGCATAAGTGCTTGCAGATGAAGCCGAAGTTGCGGCTGCTGTTGCAGAGTTAGCTGCTGAAGTAGCAGAAGTAGCAGCAGAGGTTGCTGAGGTCGAAGCACTTGTTGCTGAGGTTGCAGCAGCAGTTGCACTAGCAGCGGCTGATGTAGTCGATCCAAATAGAGTATCTACATAAGTTTTATTGACAGCATCTGTAGATGCAGTAGGTGTTCCAAGGGATGTAATTTTATTAGTACCCATTGATAAGGCACCGGTCATAGAATCGCCAGCCTTGGCAACTTTAGTTCCAATGGATGTAGCTACGGTAGTTGAGAATGATGCATCATTACCAAGAGCTGTTGCCAACTCATTAAGAGTATCAAGTGCTGCTGGAGCAGAAGCAACCACATTGGCTACTGCTGTATCTACATAAGATTTAGTTGCTGCATCTGTATTAGCAGATGGAGTTCCAAGACCTGTAATTTTGTAGGTTCCAGCAGCAAGATCAGAACCCAAGGTTCCGCTTGTGATTGTCTTAGATGTAAGGGTTGATGCAACTCCATCAAGAGTTACTGTGCCTGTGGCATTGGGAAGAGTGATTGTTCGATCTGCTGTTGGCTCTACAACTGTAAGCTTTGTTTCAAAAGCATCAGCAGTTGCACCTTCAAAGTAAATTCCATCACCGTCAATAGTTGGTGATGTAAGAATTTTATTGGTAAGTGTCTGTGAGTCTGTTGTGCCAACAACATTGCCAGTTACTCCGTGGACACCTGCTGTTGTAGGTGTAGCAACAGATCCAATGTGAGCAGAGAACTCGTTAAAGTCTTGACCAGAAACAACATGGCGAACCGTTGCACCAGCAGAGTGAGCCACATTTGTTGTGGAATCGGAACCACGAGTTACAGTAAGTGTTGTTCCACCACCGGATGCAGTAACGGTAATAAGTTCTTCTTTGTTGGTATCTGGATCGATAACCAAGGTGTAAGGATAGTTGCTTGGGAAACCTGTTACTAGGTCAAGCGTGATGGATAAAACAGTACTATCGATACCTGTTGATAGCGATGCCTGTTTTGCTGTTGAGGCGTAGTATCTTTTCTGGGCCATTGGTTACCTCGTATAGTGGAGTCGGGGTGGATAAAGATCTCGAAGGCCAGCAGCTTCTTGCTGTAGTCGTTGCTGGTATAAACCAAGATAGAATCGTGCAACGGATGCACCGCTACCGATTGGCTTGGATTGATCCATCATGTCTGCTTCTACTGTCTGGTTAGGAATTCGTGCAGCATCTGAACCAACGATAAGTCTAGCAATGGCTCCATAAGTAATCACATCAATAGTAGATGCTGGAAGACCAGTTACTGTTTCATAGATGTCAGTCTCAGCAGAAAGAACTGATGGAGCCTTGGCATAGATAACCTGAACAGTTCTACCCGGATCAATCATGTCAAAAATATTGATGGTCTTGCCATTGGCAAATACTGTGGTGTTGGCAGTCTTGTCTGTGTCATACCTACGGACATTGAGCCATTCCTTGGTTGAGCCAATAGTCTGCCACTTAACATTGAGAACATAGTCGGCAGTAGCCGGAAGTGAGTAAGCAGTAACGGCTGAGTTAAAACTAAAAGTGTGTGTGCCTACTCCAAAGAGTTCTGGATAGACAGCCTGAATTGTGTCGTTAATAGCCTGTTTAACCATGAAGCGTGGGTATTGAGGGGCTATGACCACCTTGGTCTCGTTGGCTGCTGTAGAGGCTGTAGTGCCTCTGAAACCCCTACCCCAAGGGGCAAGGTAGACCTGCTTGGTTAGGTTATCTGTACGATCTACATACATCAGTTCAGAGCCAACCTCGATGATGCCACGACCCATCTGGGCAGTCTCGTTGACTATGAAGTCTGTGGCTGTGGTTGATGCTATTCCGCCTGATTGGTTAATCCAAGTAGCGGTTTCCTGTTGGGCCCCATAACTCTGGATCTGCCCGAGGACTCGTTCTATAAGTCCACTAAATGTTGTTGTCATGAAGTCCTTGCTCTCAAGGCTGCCGCCGCAGCCTTATCAGTAGTTCCACCAAGTTGATTACAGACCCCACGAAGGTCTTTGTAGTTAGGCCTAGTGTTACCAGCCTTGACATTTAAGGCACCAACAACGCTAAGTCCTGTAGTTCCAGCCCAAGTGTTTGCAGCTAAAGCTGCACCAACATATGACTGAATAGCAGGATAGGTGCCACCATTAGCAAGACGATTGAGTTCTGCGTGGAGTGTGCTTCCATTGGTACCGAGTGCCATTACTTAGCCTTTCTCTTTGCTGCTGCGTTATCTACTAAATTCGGATATGGTCTTCCAGCCTTCTTAGCAGCAGCCTTAGCCTTTGCTTTCTGTGATGGAGTCAATGGAGTAGATTTCTTATTAGGATTTTTCTTATCCCAGAATGCTGTTTTCTTTTTCACCATTTCACCTTATCTGCCCAATAGGCTGCTGACATTTTGCCCTTGGCAATGTTCTTAGCATGACGAGCTTTGAATGATTTCTGTCGTGCTGTTGGAGTTTTATCTCCAGATACACCCTGTTGCCCAAAGCGAATTGTCTTCACCTTGTCTCCAACTTTTGCAACCACAACATGAGATTTCGTTGGGTGTGATGGAGTTTTCTTTGGCTTATTAAAACCTGATACACCCGCCGCCTTTAGGCGAGAGTCTGGTTTACTTTTTCTTTCCGCCACTCTTCTTGCCCTTCTTGGACATTCCTGCCTCTGACATCGCAATAGCAACTGCTTGCTTGCGAGATTTAACTACAGGGCCCTTTTTAGATCCTGAGTGAAGAGTTCCTGATTTGAACTCCTTCATAACCTTCTTGATCTTTGCTGGCTTCATTACTTCTTCTTGCCCATTTTCTTTGGCATTGACTTCATCTTTGCCTTAGAGCCATATTCCTTCTTACGCATTGCTGGGCCTTCTGACTTCTCGTGCTTCTTCATTGCTGCTGCTGACTTGTACTTCTCGCCTTTAACTGACATTTGCTTCTCCCTTTGAGTGATGACTTTGACTTTCCCACCGCTGTTTATGTCAAACGAGATGGAAATCTCTATTGCCTTACGAGCTTCATTAGCTGCTGTTCTTGTATTCGTTGGGGATAGTGTGGCTCTGGCCAATGCACCAAGTGCATATGAACTGCCGGATCCAACTCCGTATATCCCACGATCATCTCTTACCCAAGTAAAGTCATTATCAATTTGATAAAGCTTTCCTCGAAGGCAGATCAATGCATCGAAACCTGCACCATCTTTAGGATCATTATCAGCAGTCTTTGGCGATGGATCGTATCCATAGTCTGCGTATGCTTGCTTAAGTGATGGCAGTAAATCTGTCATCATAAATTTATCTAGGTTCACACCTCGTGGAATCTTAGGAGCATTCCAACTGTGTAGGGCTATATCCCCGGCGATTGCATCGCCAGCAAAGGCAATTACATACTCGCCTTTTTCTACTACCTTGTCCATGCCAGAGGCTATGAACTTTTGATCTCCACCCACTATCAAAGAATCTGCGGCAATCAATCCCCAACCTTTACCTTGGATTCCAATAATGGTTGTCATGCTCAGTCCTTAAACGAGTTGGTGGTTGAGTCGAATGCCTTACCGGCTAAGTTACTTACTTCGACTGCCCCACGAATATCCTTCATGTTTGTTGTCGCTGGTTCAATACCTTGGCTGATTGCAGACTGGTATGCGTTTAACTCTGCATCCCACTTCTTCTGAGGCATCATCTTGGAACTGTTAGCATCACCGGTATTTACCTGTAGGCCTGATTGCTTCAAGCACTCACCCCAGTTTTCATGATCCTGAGTAGGGCAACCTGTTCTGCATCCCATTAAACTATCTCCACTAAAAATCCGTTATGGGCTATGTTGGAATCAGAGTCGGCTTGAGCCTGAGTTCTGATTGGAAAGCCTTGTGCTACAAGAATAACCTTTGTAGCCTCGTTCACTATGTGACCTCGCCCACCAAGGAATACATAATCGTAATCCCTTAGTTCATCTTCTGTGACTGCTCGAGCCAAAGACATAACACCATCATTGATAAGCACGGCTACCCCTCGCTGGGATACAACTCTACGCCACCACTTGTCAGCCAATGGATAACCTTCCATTACCTGCGGTGGGTAAAAAGTATATGTTGCCATGATTCTCCTTGTTAATAGAGAGGGAGGCAGGTTGCCCTGCCCCCCTCAACTAATGACCTACTAGAGGCTAGATCCGCCTGTTTCCAAACGGCAAACTGCTGCATCACGGAAGATGCCCCAGCCACCGAAGTACTTCCAGCCAAGTGCTGACTTACGGCGAAGGATGTCGATCTGAGGTGCTACGACTGTTTGCACATCGTAAACATTAGCCTCAAGAAGAGCTTCCTTACCGACTGCAACTGCTGAGTAAACAGTAGCTGAAGATGCACCTGAAGTGGTTGATGGAACACGAGATGTCTGAACAACTTGGAAGCCCTCAAGAACACCAATGGTGCCTGTAAGAAGGTTGCCAACATTTTCAGTTGTGTATTTGTGGATGTCCACAAATCCGCCTGAACCAGTCTCTGCCCGAAGGTCATAAGCTTGGCGTGGGTGGATGAACAATGTGTAAAGGTCACCAACACGAGGTTGAGCGTTAGCCTCAAGAAGTGCTGTCTGTGCCTTACGAAGCATTGTTGTTGAAAGAACATCTGTAGCTGTAAGAGTAGCTGTTGATGTACGGCTTCCACCGTACTTAACTACTGATCCAGATGTTAGTGCTGTTGCAACAAGCTGATCCAAAGTATCAGCAGCGTTGTAAGCGATTGCATCACCGATCATGGTGTCGATAGAAGAGAATGTGGCCATGTTGACCTTCTCTGTCTGCTCAACAGCATTACCGTATTCAGTAACAGTAACTGTTACCTGTGATGGGTTTGCCAATGCAACTGGTGTTACATCAGATGTTTCTGTTAATGCTGTGGTTGCTGCTGACAAGTTAGCATAAACTGCAAACTTGAGAGTAGTTCCCGGGTTGGTGAGGGCTACTGGTCGTACATCTGCGACTGAACGCATGACAGGAAGTGAGCGGAGTGCAGCTCTTACATATGTGTCATATGCATTGACTACGAGGTTGCCTACACCAGAGATTTGAGTGGTTGCCATTTACGGCACCGCCTTTCTGGGTTAGTACCCAGCTTTACCAAGATCTGAAAATAACTGCTTCAATGCTTCAGGCCCCTTTGCAGCGGCCTCATCCATCTGGGCTTGAATCATCTGTTCGCGATCAGCACTAATGCCGCCATCTACAGTTGCTTGAGCCTTTTTGTAGCTATCTACAAAACCTTCTGGTATTGCTGGATTTGATTGGTTTGGTTGTGACACACCGAATACATCTCCGTATTCAGTAAGCCATGACGACAACGATTCCTCCGTGAGGTCGATGTCCTGTGGAATGAAAGCCGAAATCTTCGGATTCACTCCTCGAGCTGTAAGGACTTCTGAGATAGTTCTCTCTCGTTTTTCTTTACGCAAATTGGAAAGCTCTTCCTGAATTTCTTTCAGTTGCTTTTCTTTTGCCTTATTGGCCTTGCGTAGTTGTCCGAGAACATCGTTCGAATCAAGTTCGAAGTCATCCTCTTCCAGTTCGTAATTGGACATTTGTCCTACTCCCTTTTCATGTTAGTCGCTGGCCGCAATGCAATCGGGGAAATGCATTGGCTCCAACTTCCGGGTTTATACTCATCTCAAGTTCCGGCATTTCTAGAGATGGAGTGGGTGTCCGGGTCTCGAACCCGGATGATTGCCAATCACCCTGTTACTTAAACTGTTTTAGTTCTTAGTGCCTTAGATCCAAGACCACTTGTGCCACCGAATGCTGCTTGACCTGTTGCCTTAATTCGTGCTGCTTGTGCCTGTGCTTGGACATCTCCACCGAACTCGGCAGCGATTGCTTCCTTGGCTCCGAAGTTCTCACCATAGATAGCAGCAAGGTTTCCAGTTGTCTGGAGTTCACGCTGAACCTGTGAATACTTCTGGCGTTGCTGTCCGTATCCAAGTGATCCTGCACCATAAGTCTGAGCCATATTGGCTTGTTCTGCTGTTAGACCTTCGATAAGAGCTGCTGCTGTATTCATATTCTTTCCAGCAATCTGTTCAAGGATTCCCTGACCCTTTGTTGGGTCAATCATGTATGCAGTAAGGGCTTCGTCACCAATACCGTATAGATCCTTAAGTTGCTTACGAACATTGGAATCTGTGCCTGTTGTTACAAAATCACGATATGCCTGAATGATGTTTGCAACATCGACATTGGTGAGGTTGTTCTTTAGGAAAGATTGGAAGTCTGTTGTCTGATCGTAGAAACCTGTTGGCATATTGTATGAAGTTAATACCTTCTGGTATTCATCTTCCATTCCAACGATTGTTTTCTCATCTAGTGCCTTATAGCCCTGCTTCAAACGAGCCTCGTTAACACTACCAAAGCGTTCGTAGTAAGATTTGGTGTTAATCAACTGAAGATAGAAACCTTCTGAAGTTGTAGGAATCTCATCAAATGCCTTACCAAAACGATCTGTGCCTTTGCCAGCAAAGATTGCGGCAATATCGTCACCAACATCCTTGATGCCCATTGAAGTAAACTTCTCACGGATAACATCAAATGCTGACTTACGCTGGGCTGCAACCTGCTCTGCCTTGGCAGTCTCAAGTTGCTTCTGTTGTGCAGCAAGCATCTTCTGGAATTCTGCATTTTGATTAGCAACAGCAGCTTGAATAAGTTTATTTACATCATCTGCTGAAAGACCTGCTGCCGCTTCTGGGGCGGGAATCTGATCTGTAGTTCCATCATCGTATTCAGTAATTTGAATACGGTTGGCACCTGATCCTGAGTAGTAAGTACGAGTTGCTTTTTTGCCAGTTGGAGTTCCTGTGGTCTCTGTAGTTCCATCACTATATGTAATAGTAATTGTGCCATCTTTATTAGTTACTCGAGAAACTTCTGTTTTACCGGCAGGTGGATTATCTGTTGGTGCAGTTACTGGTGTAACTGAAGGAGTGAAACCAGATGCTTTATTGATTCCAGCAAGAGTGGTGGTATCAACACCTGAACCAGCAGAAAAAGGATTTGCTCCACCAGTTACACCTCCAGCATAAATATTGGTTGATGTTTTAGTTGGAGTAGTTGCTGGCAAATTGATAATTTGTTTAGGCTTGATTGCATTAAGGTCTGTAATCTGTGGATTAGCAGCAGCAATAGCTGCAACGCTAGTCTTATTTGCCTTAGCAATCGCTGATAATGTATCGCCGGCTTTTACTTTTACTGTATCTGCCATTATGGAATCACTCCGAATCTTGAACCGACATCAACTAAGATGCTGTCGGCTTTAGCTCTTGCGTTGGCTGTGTATTGCCAACGGCTGTCTTTGTATAGGTCTTGCTCGAACTGCCACAATGGAGTGACTGTTGACGATGTCTTGTCTCCAACAGTTGTTGTTGAACCAATCATTGCTTTACGAACAGTTGCATCCTCTAGATCTAATGAACCTTCTGGTACTTCAAGGATACGAGAGATTGCACCGATATAAGGGCTTGCAATAGATAGTGGTGATTCTCCATTAAGGATACGATCACGGAATGCTGGGAACAACTTAACCGCTTCTTGGCGAAGGTTCTCATCAATTTGTTCATTGGATGTATCTCCAAGGAAAACATTCTTTGCAAGGTTATCTGCTGCTGCCGCAGTAAGGGATAACCCAACCCTTGCAGCTCGAGCATCAGCAGGACAAACAGTTCTTTTTAGCGGAACCAAGGTAGCAATTACTGCTCCACAGCAAGCAACAAATCCTTATGCTGCTGCAACATCAGGCCCAGCAGCAGGTGCAGGTACAAATGTAG